CTGGCAGCAAGCGCCAGGCAGCAGCGGCGGGCAGGGGTGACCGCGCAGAGGCCGCAAGGGGGCGCGTCAGATGCAAAGGGCGAACAGGCCGCAGGGGCCGTGGGGAGGGGCGTCTCCGCCCCCACGGCCTGTTCGCAGTCCGGCTGCGCCGCCGGAAGAATCGCGGCGCGCCGGATTGGCGGGTGGATGGTTCCGCCAATCGGATGATGATGGAGCCCCCCGGCCATGGTCAGGCGACCTTCCGGCGTTCGGCTTCGCGCCTGTCGCCCCGGCGCAGATCAATGCCGCAGAAGCGATCCTCGACATGGCCGTCGACCATGGTCTCGCGGGGGTAGATGTCGGGGCGCAGATGGTGCCTCGAAACGCCGGTCGCGGCTTCGGTCGCCAACACATATTCCGCCGGAACGCGCTTCGAGCTCTGCAGCCATTTCCAGACTGCGGTCTGCGAGACGCCGCAAATCTTGCCGAGCGCGGCTTGCGAACCGGCGATGGCAACTGCCTTTTCCAGCGCCTCAAAAGGGGAGAGGTTGTAGCTCATGCCCCATAGCTACAACCTAAGTTTTAGACCTGTCAACAACAAAAGTTTTAGAGCGGATAATAACCAAGGTTGTAATGTGCGCGCTATGTTCCGGGGTGATCGGTTAGAGGCATTGATGGAAAGGCGCGGGATTTCGCAAAGCGAACTCGCGCGCCGAATCGGCGTATCCCAGACGACAATCTGGAAGCTCGTGAAGGAGCCCGCTCAGGGGTCGAAGTTTACGCACCGGATCGCTGCCGAACTCGGCACCAGCCCCGCCTATCTGATGGGCGAAACCGATGATGAGGGCGAGGCGTCGACCGTGCCGACAGACGGGCGACGTGATTCTCAGCCGACGCCCGATGAGCTGGGCTTGGTCCCGATCAGGGAAGCCGACCTGACGCTGGGCGGAGGCGGCGCCTATCTGGACGGCGCAGTGGTGGAAACCCAGCGCTATTTCCCGCGCGACTGGCTGCGCGAGTTCACCGATGCTCCGCCGCATATGCTGGTCTTTGCCCGGCTGCGTGGCGATTCGATGAAACCGACGCTGGTCAATGGGGCGATCGTGATTATCGACCTGCGCCGCCGGCGGATCGACGAACAGGACGAAGTCTGGGCGATCGCGATCGCGGACATCGGCATGGTGAAGCGGATCTGGGCGAATGCCGACGGCAGCTACAAGATCAAGAGCGACAATCCGAATGTGAGCCCCGAGATCGCGGTCGACGATGAGATGTTCGTGATCGGCCGCGTCGTGGCGTCGATAGGCAAGCATTAGATTAAAAGCAGGGGGAGGGGCATGACCATCCAGGCAAAAAAGGGTGAAGCACTGTGCCCGCACTGTAAGCAGCCGTCATCAACCAAGTCCGTAATTTGCCCGCATTGCGGCGCAACTTTCACGCAAGCCGAGATCGACGCGCGTAGGCAGGCCGAAAGCTATTCAAGCGCGGTGTCGAAGGATGAGAAGAAGGCCGGCCTCATCGGCTGTGCGGCCGTAGTTGTCGCCATACTCGCGCTCGCGACCTGCATCGGGGGCGACGGCAACAGTGGCGCCAATGGCACGAAGAACGCGGCTTCGCAAACGGGTGATCCAAAGCGCGACATGATCGCGCTCTATGATTCTGTGAAATCCATCGTGACGCCTTGCGACGCGGCGGCCTCGCGGATGGCGGATGCCATGCAACGGGGAGATTTGGTTCCCGCCTACCGTGCCGCCGATCTGGCGGAAGATGCATGTTTGGGAACGAGCAGCGAAATACGCAAGCTAGACGTTCCCGAGAGCGTCACCGGCGAGCACCGAAAGGCGCTGAAAGACGCGCTCGAAGCGTGCGACACGGCTTATGTCATGAAATGGTCTTGGGCTCGCAAAGTGAAGAACATCGTGAATGGCGATGCGAAGCCGTCCGACGTGGTGGAGCTCGAGGACATGACAAAGCTCATCCAGCGCGGGCAGATGCTGTGCGTGGGCGGCATCGTCTCAGCGGCAACTGCACTGGGCGCTACAAGTGTCGAATTGGGTATCGAGGAAAATAAAGCGCAATAGACCGGGACTGGTAACTTTGGGGATCTTCTAATGGCAGACATTCAAACGCGGATCACGATCCCGCAGCGTCGTAATATGCTCCAGATTGACCCCTTCAGCACTCTCGCCGTCCGATTGCGCATGATGAGGGACGATCTGCCGCTTGCCCATGGTTCCGGCTTTCTTTGGGAGCATTCCCTTCCTTCGGGCGATCGCGTTACGTCTGTCGTTTCAGCTTGGCATTGTTTCAGCGGGATGCATCCCCAGACCCGAAAGTCACTGTCACCGACCACCGGCGCTCGTCCCAATAAGGTCGAGCTTTCCCTATTGCGGTCTGATCTCGAAGAGATGAAATGGACGATCGACATGTATGGCGAAGACGGGCTCCCGCACTTTCTCGTTCATAGATTGGGGCCAAGTGAGATAGATTTGGCCGCATTGAGTGTGAAAGCCGAGTTGCCTGATGGGGTCGTCAATAGGCCGGCAAATCGTATCGCCACGCAGAAATTGGCCCTCGCCACCGGGATGGATATGTTCATCCTCGGCTACCCCAAAAGTTTGCATCGGTTTGGGCTTCCCGTCTGGAAGCGGGCGTCATTGGCGATCGACTACGCGGCCGCCGTAGACTTGCCGGGGCATCGACATCTGCTCGTGGATACAGCCTCCCGCGAAGGCATGTCAGGAGCTATCGTCCTCGCCCGATCGACAGGCGGGTATATGACCGAGAACGGCGACGTCACGATCGGTGTCGATGGGAATCGGATCGTCGGTGTGTACACGGGTCGAGTAGGCTCATCCGATCAACTAGACGCTCAAATCGGCATGGTTTGGCCCATGCGGTATGTGGAAGAAATTTTCCGCGACTGCGTTTCGGATCCGGGCGATTGGTAAATCGACAGTTGGCTCACCATTTCAATGCAATTCCGCTAACGCCCTGCACCAGGTTGGCGATCATGATTGCGCTGATCACCGCCGCGGCGAAATGCAACACGACTTGGCGCGCCCGCAGCTGGACGGGGGCTCGGGGTCGCGCCAGAAGTTCTGCATCAATTTTGGCTAGCCTACCAAACGCGTGCCAGTCTGTAGGTCGCGCTTACAATTCCATAAAGTGGGTGCGCTGACCTTAAACAGGCGTGCTGGCAAATCATCCGCAGGAGGGGCTGATGGTAGAACACCGATTTGGGGGCGAACATACCGAGCTGAAGCTGGATGTTCTAGGCAAGTATCTCGACTTCTATTGCAATGCGCTCAAGCATCAAGCCTTCGAGACCTGGTACATAGACGGCTTTGCTGGAACGGGATTCCGGCAACAGACTGAATTGACCGGTGGCATCTTTGCTAACGCTCCGATTGCATTTCAGGAGAAGACGCTGCTGGGCAGTGCGAGCATCGCTCTGAATGTAAATCCGCCATTTGACCATTATCGCTTTGTCGAAGCCAACGGTCCGCGAAGAGCCACGCTACAGCAGCTATGCGACACGAAAAACGTGAAAGACTGTCAAGTCAGCGCCGGCGACGCAAACGATCATATCCGGTCCATACTTGCGCAGCCCCCTTGGAGCGGGCATCGCGACCAATGGCGCCAGCGTGCTGTCGTGTTCCTCGATCCCTACGGGATGGGCGTGAAGTGGCGAACGCTTGAGGCGCTGGCGGCGTCGGAGCGTGCCGACGTTTGGTATCTGTTCAACGTAAAGGCGGTAAATCAGCAGATGGCGCGCGACGGGGCACGAATCGACGAGAGCAAATATCTGGCTCTGAAGGAGGTTTTCGGCACCGACGACTGGCAGGCGGCGTTTTACCGATCGGGGCCTGACCAGGGTAATCTGTTCGGCGGCAGCAGTCCAAGCAGCAGCAAGAGAGCCACTCCCGAGCAAATATCCCAATTCATGCGCGAGCGGCTCGGAACCCTTTTCCGCTACGTGTCCGATCCGCTACCCCTGACGGTCGGATCGATGAATCGATATTTCGAGCTCTATTGCCTTTCGAACAGCTCTAGCCCTCAAGCGATCGCGCTGATCAAGAAGGGCGTCACAGACATCATAAGGAAGCATGGGCAGGATAAGCGTCAGCAATCCCACCCCTGAACTGCCGACCCGTCTTCTTCTTGTTCGTCCCGCCCCATTGCTTGAAGAAGAAGGCAGTGCCAGTCACGGCGCACAGTGCCTCGATCTCATCGACCCACGCCTCATCCATTGGCCGCGCTGAAGGCCCGGACTCGCCGCCCACGATCGCCCAGTGAATGTCGCGCAGATCAGCCTCACTAACGGAACCGATCAGCGGCTCGAAGGAAATAAAGCGGATGGTCGCCGGAATGGTCCGGAGAGTTTCGATCCGATCGAGCACCTCGCCAGACTCGACGCTGGTTCCTAACCAGACATTGGGCAATGTCGGTACCGCGAGACTCTCGATGACGTCTGCCATGCGGTCGGGGCGCTTGGTCAGTATCTGGTAACTATGCTGCGGGGTCTGTTCCATGACCTGCCAGACGGCGGCGATGAAGTTGATATCGACATCGGCATGGAAAAGATCCGACATCGAGTTAACGAAGATCTTGCGACCCTTTTTCCAGCGCAGCGGTTGTTCGAGCGAGGGATAGTGCAGCCGGATCTTGCCGTTCCATTTGGCGCGGCCACCGGACTTTCTGGTCAGCCCGTGATATTTCTCGCTCCCCATCGCCTCGAGGCGTGCGGCCATGCGCATCGCGTAGCAGTTGGTGCAGCCTGCCGACGCCGGCGAGCAACCTGCGACGGGATTCCACGTCACATCGGTCCATTCGATCGTCGACTGCTGCGCCATGGCTTATCCTTTCGAGCGGGTCTCTATCCGAAAAGTCGGATACATACATCGATATTCGCTAGCGACTTTCCAGCTTGATCGCCGTTTTCAATCCGCCGCTGCCGTCGAGCGTGTGGGTCGCTTCGTCGACCAGCCAGGCGATCGCGTCGATCTCGCTATCCCATCCCTTCAGCGTGATGCGCGCGTTCGGAATCAGCGTCGGGTCGCCCAGCGTAAGGTCATAGGTGAAGGTGAAGGTCCCGCGCTTGCGCTTCGATGCCTCGCCCCTGGCGGCCGCCTCCGCGTCGCTGCGATTGGCATAGGTACGGCGCAGCCTCTTCCGCTTGCTACCCCCGACCTTGACCGTGACATTACGGCCCGCGGCCAGATCTCGATACTGGGCCTCCGCGCCGTCATATTCGTCGCGCGATTCGGCGGCGAACTCCCATGCCCATCCGTCGCCGTCCTTCTGCAGCGTCAGCGCGGGCAGGGGATTGCCCCCCGCGGTGGTGGCGGCCCCGATCGGCATGAAGACCAGCGCGCCGCCCTTGGGTGTGGCGACCGCATCGTAGCGGCGGCCGAGATCGCGGACGAAGGCCATATCGCTCTTTGCCTTCTGGTCGATCGCCGCGATCGGCTTCGATGCCAGGTCGGAGTGAATGCGCGGCGTCAGGCGGTTGCGCCCCGCGATTTCGGTCAGGATCGCGCCGAGCGTCGTGTCCTTCCACATCTTGCGCCGGCGCTCGCGATAGGTGCCGGTCAGGTCGGCCGCCCGGGCGCGGATGGTAACGACGTCGGGCGGGCCGCTGCGGCGGACTTCGTCAACCTTGAAGCGGCCCTTGTCGACCAGCCCGACAGTGACGTTCGCCCCCTTTTCCCATCCCATCGCGAGCAAAAGGGTGACGCCCCGGCGCAGCGGAGCCAGCGCGCCGTCATGGTTGTGCAGCGTCAGCTCGAGCACGTCGGCTTCCTCGCCCCGCTTTTCGGTCAGCGTCAGCGACAGGTGGCGCGGGTTGACCTTGTCGGCCAGGTCGGTCCCGTCCTCAAGCGTCAGGCGGATGGCGGCCCTGTTTCCGTCCATCGGGCGCGCCTATTCCACCCGCTCGAAGTCTATGGCGAAGTCGACGCGGCGAGCGATGCCGCCGGCGATGATGTTGCTGCCGCTATCGTCGAGCCCGACGAGCACATATTGCCCCCACTGTCGCCCGGCCCCGTCGACCAGCGGCTGCGGATCGCCGGTATCGGCCATTTCTACAAGGCGGTCGATCGACCCGAAGCTGCCGGTGATTTCGGGGATCAGACTGCCATAGAGGCTGACATTGTCGTCGCCCGGGCCGATGAACTGGCGCGCGGCGCGGGCGCCGAAACGCTCCGAGGCCGCGTGACGCCAGGTGCGGCGGCGCTGATAATTGTCATAGGCGAGCGATTCCAGGCCGAAAACGAACAGGCCCCAGCTCATCAGCGTGCGCGGTCCCGCGACGGTCGGCGCGTCGATGCCGGGGACCGCCGGCGGGTCCGGGAACAGGCCCTTGACCAGACGTTGCAGCCGCGCCGCCTGATAGCGCGCAGCGTCGACGCGGGTCTTCCATCCGTCGAAGGGCAGGCTGATCGAACGAAGCGGCGCCGGGATCTTGGTCGGGATCTTCATCGTCAGAAATCCTCGAAGGCCGAGCGGCGGCGCGCGCCCTGCGCGGCCTCGAGGCGGCGCATGACTTCATCGGCGATCGCCTTCGCGTCCTGCCCCTCGCTGGCGTAGACGTTGATGGTGATCGGCGCCGGCGCGGCGGAGACGGTTGCCGACGTGCCGCGCGCGGTCGCGGCCGCGCCGCCGGGACCGGCATAGGCGGGGCCGAGGGACATCGCGCCGGCGGCCGCGACGCCGGCGGCGAGGCGCTTCATCGATCCGATCGGCTGGCGGCCGCCGCGATCGATGCCGAGCGCGAGGCCCGAGCTGATATGGCCGCCCATCGACATAAAGAGGCGGGACGGGGAGCGGATGCCCAGGAACTTGAGCGCGCCGTTCCATGCCCCGCTGATGATCGCCTTCAGGGCCGCCCAAATCTTCCCCGGGGCCGCCCTGATGCCCGCGACCAGACCGTCGATGATCGCCTTGCCGGCGCTGACGAACTTGACGTGCAAGCCCCAGACGAAGGCCAGCGCGTCGCCGAAGGCGCGCTTGATGGTCGCCCAATGGTCCCAGATGAAGATGGCGGCCCGGCCGATCGGGCCGCTGAGTTCCAGGATCCTACGCCCGTTGGCTTTCACCCAGGCCCAGGCGGTCGACAGATAGCCGATGCCGGCGCTGAAGGCGCCCTTGATCTTGTCCCAATGCTTCCAGATCAGATAGGCGGCGACGCCGATCGCGGTGACCGCGATGCCGATCGGGTTCATCAGCAGCGCACGGCCGACGAAGAGCAGGGTGCGGCCGAGCAGCGTTCCGCCCTTGATCAGAAGGCCGAACCCCCGCGACGCAACCACGGAACCGAGGCGCAGCTTGGCGAAGAAGCCCCACAGTCGCGCCGCGGGGCCGATGATGCCGCCAAAGGCGAACTGCAGGACGCCCAGGCCGATCTTGAACGCCGCTAGAGCCGCGACGACTTGCAGGAGCATGGTGGCCGCCTGGGGATGTTCGCGCGCCCAGGCTGCGACGCCGGACGCCATACTGTTGAGGTAGCCGAGTGTCGTCACCATCACGGGCAGCAGCGTCGAGCCGAGGCTGATCGCGGCCTGAGAGAGCGAGCTTTTCATCTCGACCCAGCGGACGTTGGCGTCGCGCAGGACGCGCTGGTCGAAGGCCGCGTCGACCGTGCCGCCCGATTTCATGGCCTCGTCCCGGATTTTGCGATAGTCGTCGAGATTCTGGATCAGGCTGCGGATCGCGCCCTGCGCCTGCATGTCCTCGAATGCGAAGCCCAGCTTCGCCAGATCGCCCTTCGTCGCCTGCTGCGTCACCTTGGCAATGGCTTCGAAAGTGTCGAGCCCCTGATCCTTCATTTTCTTCATCGCCGCGGGGAGGTCGATGCCGAAATTTTTCTGGAAGGCCTTGATCGTCGCCGGCGAATTGATCTTGGTCAGCAGGTTTTTGATGTTGTTCGCCGCCTCATCGGCGCTGCCGGTACCGGTGCGCGCGATCTGCAGCGCGGCGGAGAGGTTGCCCACTGCCGACAGGCCGCTTTCCCCCAGCGCCTGCATCTGGGCCGTCAGGCCGGGGAAGTGCCGCGCCATGTCGCGAATCTCGAATGCGCCGGCGTTGCCCGAGGCGGCCATGATATCGAGCGCGGCGCTGGTCTGTGCGATCGGGACCTTCAGATTGTTGAGGTTGGCATAGGCGGCACTGGCGCCGTCAGATAGGTCGACCTTGAATGCGGTGCCGAGGCGGCCGATCGCAGGCACCATCAGCGCGGCCTGGCGGGGATCGAGGCCAAAGCCCGACAGCACGTCAACGGCGCCGCGCAAATCCTCGGGCATCTGGCGGGCGGCGGCGGCGGCGAGGATGATGGTCTGGGCCAGCTTGTCGGCCTCGCGGTTGGTCAGGTTGGCCTTTTGCTGGATATCGACCATGCCGCTCGAAAAATCGCCAGCGGCCTTCACGGCGAGCACGATCGGCGCCGCGATCGCTGCGCCCTGGACGATGTTCTCGCGCCCGCGGTCCTTGAACTGCTGTCCCTTGGCGCTGACGCGGCTGACCGTGGCGTCGATGTCCAGGAGCCGCTTCTGGCGCTTCAGCTGCTCGTTGGTGCGCTCAAGCTGGGACGCGAGATCACGTTCCTTGTCGATCAGCTTGATGATGTTGCCGCGGGTCTTGCCCTCGATCTCGCGACGCACGGCCGCCAGCTCGCGCTCGAGGCGCGCCGCCTCGCGCCCCATGCCCTTCAGCGCCTGGGCACCCGACTTGCCGGTGCCGATGATGTTCTTGATCGCGCCCGACAGCTTGTCGCTGCCCTGGAAATTGACCAGCAGGGTGAGCTTATTGCTCATTTGCCGCCCTCATACATGCGCTTCCACCGCTCGACGGCGCGGCGGCGCCAGTCGAGCAGCTCGAGGATGTCCATCGCCATCATCTCCGACAGGGGCCAGTGATTGATGATAGCGAGGTCGGCCATCAGCTCGTCGACAGTTGTTCGGCGATCATCCTGTCCATGATCGCCTGCTGTGCCTTCGTCATAAAAAAACCGCGGATCGCGCCCCCGCATTCGGTCAGGTCGGCGGGGTCCATGGCGTCAACTTCCTCCTGAATCAGCGTCGGGGAACTGATGCGCGGGATCAGCGTCAGGATCGTGGCGACGTCGGTCTTCAGCAGGTCCTCGAGCGTCAGCCCGCGAAGTTCGCCGGCGGTCGGCTTGCGCAGGGTGATGGCGGCGATCTCGCTATCACCGCGCTTGATGGGCTGATCGAGCGTGATTTCCTTGAATTTCTTGCCGTCCTGAACGGCCTCGGGCGCTTTGTCGGTCATGGGCGGGGTCCTTTAGTTGCGGGGTGATGGGGACGGGGCGGCGCCGCGCAAGAGACGCCGCCCCTATTCGATTCCGGCCAACCCCGCTCTTCAGGCCGGACCGAATTTCCGTGGAAGCCTAGAGGCCGAGTGCGGCGCGGATCTCCGCGTAGCGATCGACGCCGTCGACGATGTAAACGGCGTTGAGCATGTCGATTTCGATCTCGACGCGGTCGTTGATCGCGATCTTGTAGTAGGCCAGCGGCATCTTGACCTTGTGCTCTGTGTCCTCGCCCGCCTTCGCATTGCCCATGTCGAGCTCTTCGATGCGGCCGCGCATGACGATCTCGACCGCGTCGACCCCGCTGCCGTCATCGGCGCGATAGGCGCCGACCAGGCGCAGCAGGACGCCGTCGACGCGCGGATCGCCCATCTGACGGAAGCACTGGCGCACGAGGCCGCCGTTGGTGAATTCGGCCTCCATCAGCTGCAGGCCGTTGTCGACCTTCACAGGCCCCAGCATGCCGCCGCCGCGCCATTCCTCCATCGCGTGCGCGATCTTCGGCTGGGTGAATTCCCCGATCACGCCGATGTAGTTGTTGCCGTCGTTGAAGAGGTTGAAGTTCTTGAGTTTGCTCGGCAGGCCCATGGCCGTATCCTTTCTGCTAGAGGGGCGCGGCGGGTCAGCCGTTCAGCTGGTCGGCGAAACCGGCGTAATATTTGTCGGTGATCCGCTGGTTGAGGACGATGTTCTCGGCAGGGGCGGCGGGCGTGAAGTCATAGTCGATGACCAGCTTGCCGGCGGCCAGGTCGCTTTCCTGGTTGAGCGCGGGGTCGAACCATGCGCGGCCGTCGATAATGCGCCCTTCGGCCTTCAGGCGGCGGAATTCGGCATTGATCGTTTCGAGGATGTCGCGGATCAGGCTGACCGTCATCGGCTTGTCGAGCGCCCAGGCGAGCCCTTCGGCGATCGTGTCCTGCAGCACCTGGCTGGTGCGGACGGCGCTTTCAAATGCCCACTGCGGCTCGCTTTCGGGGTCGGCAGTGGTGCGGTTGCCCCAGAAGCGGAATCCGGTGCTGCGCACGATCGTCGTGATCTGGGCGGCATTCAGCACGCCCGCCGGCGTCGTATCGTCCTGCAGGTCGAAATAGACCGATTTGCTGATGCCGGTGACGCCGTCGACCGCGACGTTGGACAGCGTCTTGTGCCAGCCCTGCTCTTCGTCGATGCGGGCGCGCAGGCCCAGCGCGCGGGCGACGGCGTCACCGTCGAAGTCGCTGGAGAAGTTCGGCCAGAGCAGCATCAGCTCGCGCGCGGAAAAATCTGCGCGATAGGTGACCGCGTCGGCGATGACCTCTTCGGGGATCGCGGCATAGGCGAAGCCGCGCAGCTTGCGCGCGATGATGGCGAGGGCGGCTGTCACGTCCTGCGTGTCGAGCCCGGGGACGCCCAGGATGCGCGGGCGGAAGCCGACCTGCGCCTCGGCATCGAGCAGCGCCTGCATGCCGGTGGCGATGCCGTCGTCGCCCACCGTGCCGATGATTTTGGCCTCGGTCTCTTCATCGCTCTCGCCCTCTTCGACGCGGACGATGACCAGGACGGGGCTCGCCTGGTCGGCGATCGCTTCCAGGGCGGGCTTCAACGTGCCGCCGGTGCCGGCCTGGCCGATCGCGGCGCGAATGTCGGCGACTAGGACGGGCTTGTTGAGCGGGAAGGCCGCGTCAAGCGCCTCGGCGGCTGGGCCGGCGGCGGCCGAAGCGGTTGCGACCATGCCGATGATCGCGGTCGCGACAGGGGCGAGAGCGCGGGTTCCGGTGGTCAGCAGGTTCGTCTTGATGCCGTGCATGGCGGACTCCTTTGGTCAGGCTGCGGAGACGGCGACGCCGCCCCGCCGAATCGGGATGGAAAGCAGGACGTGATCGTTGGGGGCGGGCAGGTCGCGGCGTTCGCCGCTGATATCGATAATGACCTGGCCGTCGCGGTTGTCGGTCGAGACGCCGACTTTTTTGAGCGACAGGCGCGGTTCCCAGCGCGCGATCGCGACGGCCGTCGCCGCGAACAGCAGCTGGCGGGTGATACTGTTGGTGGGCTGGTCGATCAGATCGGGCAGCATCGATCCATAGTCGCGGCGCATGACGCGGCTGCCGATCGGCGTCGACAGGATGTCGGCGATCGACTGCCCCAGATGGGCGTTGCCTTCGAGCCGGCGGCCGCTGGCGCTGTCCACGCCGATCATTGCGGCGGCCCCGACACGGCGCCGCCGGCGCTGACGCCGGTGTGTTTGTGGTCCTTCAGGCTCTTGCCGCCGCCGACGACGTCTGTTTCGGCAGTAACCGTGCCCGTGCAGGCGAGGTCGCCATCGATCGCGACATTGCCCGTAATGTTGACCTGAACGGCCGTGATGTTCGCAGTGGCGCCGCCGGGCAGCTCGGCCGTCAGGACATGGCCTTCGGGATCATAGGCGATGCGGGCGCCATCAGCGAACAGGATGACCTCTTCGGCAGTCGCGCCGGCGGGCGGGAAGGCGTCGCGCGTGATGCCGGGGATGAAGATGGCGCCGGCGATATCGCCCTCGGGCGCGAAGACGAGGCCCTGCTCGCCCTCGCTGGGCGGCGACCAGACGCGCGTCGCGCCCGAGCGCGGCATCAGCCAGCGCAGCGGCGGCGTTTCAACTTCCTCGCCCTCGGGATCGCCGCAAAGCACGGTGCAGGTCGCGGTCGCCAGATCGACGCTCGCGACCGTGCCGACGCGCAGCAGCGCGGCGGGATCGAGGGGCATGTCTTCGGGTGCGGCGGCCATGCCGCCACCAAGGGCCAACGTGAGGGAAATTCCAGCGCGCGGCTTTGTGAGGCGCGGGTTTACAACGCCTAGTTAGCAAGTGGAGGGGCCAACTGTTCTCAGCGAAGCGCGACAAAAGGCCGCTGAGTATGTGACAGGACCTATTGTCGCCCTCCCCTTCCATGTCGCCGCATCTGAGAAGCGCCAAAGCGGCCTATAAGCATTCCCTCAAAACGGGAGAATCTCCCCGCATCGGGGATGCGCAGTCATGGATTGCCAGTATGTCTGCCCTCGACTCACCGACGCCTCATGCTACAGTTTGAGAGAGGGGAGAGGCACCATGTCTGCAAAGATCTACTTTCCAATTATAACAGAGGCAGAGGCCGAGGCGAATGCAATAAGGCTTCAAATCGAAGACGGAACCGTCTTCCGAGGCTCGAACCCGGAAGAACACTTGGCATGCGGGGCCTGCAAATACGTCTTCGGGCGAAATCTATCGACCTGGGATTTTATCTCAGATCTTCTCGGAAAAGTTGAGAGGCAGGTCCTCCTTAACTGTCATTGCGGCGCCTTAAATTTGGTCAAGGCGAGATCTTCCGAATAATTTATTAGCCGCGGGCAAGCGATTAAGCATTATTCAGAGTGCTGGATCTCCATTAGACTGTCATTTTATGGTCACACATCCGGAGTAGTTACGGGATCAAGCCAGAAAGGAACTGCGCCATGCTGGTCGAGACCGTTGGACGCAAACGCCCCGAGCCGATCTGCTTCTTCGATCCAAACGAGGACCCTCTCGATGCGGCGCGCGGCATCGCCAGTGGCATATTGCTAGGGCTGGCCTCTTGGCTGGTGATCGCCGGCATCTGGTTTGCAGGCAGTGCGGTCACCGGATTGACTCTCGCAGCTTGGTGAACCTACCCCAGAGCCGACGCGTCACGCTTTGGCGCTGGGGGAGGATCCGATTGCCATGAATTACAACGGAGAGACATTTCGGGGCTGCACCGTCGCCCTTGACGGCAACACCTTTGAAGCCTGCACCTTTAAAGACGTTACCCTCGATTACGGAGGCGGGCCGACCGCGCTGGTCGGATGCGATTTCGATGGAGTAGGGTTTCGGCTGACCGGCAATCTTGAGCACGGACTTGAGACGCTTCGCCAACTGCATCACGACTGGGGTTCGCAATATGTGGACAAGCTGGTGAACGGAATTACGGCCATCCTTCGCCGGAAAGACCCGCCTACGACGTTCATCATCCACTGACCCGCCCATCACTGGATTTCCGCCTGCCAAGCAAAGGTCGCATCGCCCCCCGGATCGACATCGACGTTGATGCGGAATCCCGTCGACGTGATGTTGCTGACCCAGAATTGCGACGCATTCCCCAGGTTGTTCGTCGGGGTCACGCTGATGTCTTTCGCGCCCGGGGTCTGGTTGGAGAGGCCGTGCGAAACGAGCACATAGGTCTCGCCCGAAGGCACCGTCGCAGTGCCATTGTTCTTGGTGACAAACTCAGAAGGCGCGCGCCCGCGCTTGATGCTCCCCATCCCGCTGTCAGTGATGTTCGTTGTGTTGTTGACGAGGATATCGTCGATGGTCGACGCGCCAGTCCCGCTCATTGAAATACCGGTCGTATTGCCACTGATGCGGTTTCGACTCGAATAGTTCGCGCCGTTCAACGCGATGCCGATCGTGTTGCCAGTCACCGTGTTGTCCTCGATCACGCCGCCCGTGACGGCCGAACGAGTATGGACGCCGCGATAGTTCCCCTCGATCAGGTTGTTCCGTACGATCGCTCCATTGCCATACTGGACGCCAGCACGGCCGCCGCCCGTCGCGGCCAGGCCATTGCCCACCGAACGGTTGCCAGTGATCAGGCTCGATCCCTGCCCGACGACGCCGCTGTCGAAACAGGATTCGAGATGGTTCCCGGAAATAACGGCATTCCACGCGGCGATGCCGTGGTGGCCCGCGCTATCGGCACCGGCTGCACCCCAATCGTAAACCTCATTGCCCGTGATCGTGACCCGCTGGACGCGATCACTGTTGGCATAAATGGCCGCGCGGACGGCACCGGCGCCGGTTGCGGAAAGGTCGCCACCACCGCGCACGATATTGCCCATGATCGAGACGCCCCGAACATAGCGCCCGCCCGAAGGAGTCATCGAGATGGCTTCGGTCGCACATTGGTCGAACTGGTTGCCAATTATGGAGAGACCGAGGACGTTCGCGAGCCCCGGCGCCACGCTGATCGCCTGCAATGCCTGCTGGCCCCTGAACCAGTTGCCCCGGATTCGGATGTCTTTTGCGTCCAGCCCCGCTTCGGCAATCTCCACGCGCACACCTTGACCGAGGATCGTATCGAAAAACCAGCACCCATCGACATCCACGCCGTGCGAGCTGGATATGGTCACGCCGCCGCCGCCTGACGAGGCTGCCGCAGCGCCGTTAAAGCGGAGGTTGCGAGCGGTCGCTTGCGAACAACGATTGATCTCGACGGATTCGTCGCCGATGTTGGTGAACACACAGTCCTCGATCAGCAGCCCGTTGACATAGACCGCGCCGATACCGTGACTTTCGTCCGCGCCAGCGGCGTGGGCCTCTGGATCGGGATCGAAGAATTCAATGCCCCGAATGGTGATATTGGACAGGGGATTCATCGCCGTGCCCAGCGGGCGAAGAAGCACCACCGCCGCCCCATCGACTATAAACCGGGTGCCAGGCTCACCTTCGAAGGTCAGGTTGCTCTTTGAGAAGGAAAACAGGCTCGGGATGACATAATCACCTTTCGGCATCCAGATCGTCGCACCGTCCGCAGGCGCATCGTCGATCGCCGCGATAAGGCCGTCGCGACTGTAGGCATAGCTGGCGACATTGATCGACTTGCGCCGGTTGTGAAGCGCGGTCTGGACATTGCCTTCATTCACCGCCCCCACTTTGTCAGCGCTGAACCAGGGAGCCGTGATCGGAACGACGGCTCCCTCTTCCTTCTTGGCGTAGACGATCTCGTCGCCGTCCCAATAGGTGAAGCGGTCGCCCTCGGCCGAACCCGCCAACGCCGCGGCCTCGTCAGCGTAGTCGACGCCGACAGCTGCTTGGGCGATATCGCGCGCCTCTTCGGCACCCCGGGAGATGTAGGCCAGATGGTCCGCGGGGTTGATCTGGCGCGTCTTACCATCCTGTACGATGGGGACGGCCTCGCTCCCGTCGAGAGGATTGGCGTTTGGCAGTTGGGTTATTTTGACCATCGATCAGGCTTTCATGATGAATGCGAGGGCGAAATAGGGAGGAAGGTGGTTGGCCGCGGTGATTGAATGTTGGTGCGCGGTGCCGCCGCCCCGCGAGCCGGTGAGGCCTTGCACCGTGCCCGGATCGCTATCGTTGTTCATGTTGCTGACACTGGCGCCCGCGACGGACCCGTAGACGAATGAAGTGGAGATCTGATCGCCAACACCGTTGGCGTGATCGTGCGCAGGCATTTCGGCGATGGTCAGCGCATGACCGCCGGTTTCTCCCTCGTGATCATGGGTCGCGGCGCCGCCGGTGTCGCCCGGATCATAGGCGTCGCCCGCGCCCATGACGAAGCAACCAGTCAGATCCGGCGTTCCATTTGTTCCGTCGCACAGCAGCCAACCCTCGGGGATGTCGACGATCGCTCCCGACCAGATCATGATCTTGTTTCGCAGCGCATTGTCGATCATGCGCTGAACCATTGCCGGCGTCATGGCGGTTGTGGTGTCGTCGCCTTCGTCGGCCAGATCTCCGGTCGATAGCTTCACGACGCCTGCGACTGTTTCGGTTGCGGGCGGATTGAGGAACAATGCGTCACCGAACTCGATCACCGCGGCGATGTCGCCTGCGAACGCAATGTCGATCGCGAAGAGACTGGTGGCGAGCGCGGCCTTCGTCAGGATCGGGTCGGCATCGGCGCTGTAAACAGCAATCAGGACATCGTCGTCGGAATAGAGGCCGAAGCCGGTCACATCATATGTAATCGGCTCGGCGTCATAGGCTGTGACGTGAATGATATTTTCAGCCACAGCTTGCCCCGACACCGTATCGAGACGGCGGAATTCACCAGGTAATGCCGTCAGCGTCGGTGCCATCAAAAATGGAACAGAGCTTAATCCTATCTGCGTGATCGCGATTTCCTCGGTTTCCCCGTTCTCGGCATCCACGATCGCGGCGAGGCCTGCGTCGGTTATCATCATCGACAGGGGCATCAATCGGTCTCCAAAATGGCGCCATCGTCTTCCTGCATCGGTTCGCCATCTTCGGTCAGAAGGGCGGCAGCCCAGATCGGGTCGTCCGCGTGCGCGGCAGCAGCATCGAAACGGGTGAAGCTGGCTGGATTGGCACCCGCGGCGAGCCACATTTGGCCCTCAGCCTCCAGCGATTGGATGAAGTCGAAATGGCTTCGCACCGGCTTAACTGACGCGATGTCGCGAATGATCGCCGCCGCGGTGTCGGCCGTCAGAAAGCTCGCCGGGATGTCGGCGGCGGGTGCGCGGATCTCGAAGGTGTGGGGCTCGCCGCGCGGGCTCGTCTCCCACCATTCGACAACCTGAAGCAAGGGGTGGAATCGATCGAGGACTTCACGGACGATCGCGCGCGTGCCCTTGCGGCGATGGAAGGGGATGGCGTCGGCGATCGCGGCGCGCTTTTCGGCCTCGGTCCAATCGGGGTCCCAGCGAGAGATCGCCAGCCCCCATGCCAGGAAGGGCAGCACGGCAGCGGGGCAGGTCTCGGGATTCCAGAGGTTGCCGACCGACGACAGGTCGATATCGGCGCGCATCGCGTCCTCGAGGGCGCGCTCGGTATCGGTTGCGCCCGGTGGGAGCAGACTCTTTTCGAGTATTTCAGTCGGCAGCGCGCTCATTCGTCGACGCCGGCGTAATTAAGGGTGACGGCGGTCGGCCATCCCGCCTGCAGTGCTGTCATGACCTGGTCCTCAGCGGGGGACACGAGCTCGACGCGCTGGACGCCGGCGACGTGAATCGCGGCGATGATGGCGGATCGCGGGATGTCGCGGCCCAGGCGGCGCGCCTTGGCTAGGTACGCATCGAGCGACGCCTCGGCCGTCTCGATGATCAGCGCCGAATCGGGACCCGCATAAAGCCAGACGTTTGCCTCGATCTCGAATTCGACGATGTCCGCCGATTGGACGATGACTTCGTCGGTCAGCGGGCGCACCGCATCGTCGGTCAGCACCGCTTCGACTGCGTCGAGTGTCGGCTGAGGGGCGGTGCCGTCGCCGGTGCGCGAAAGCACAGAAACGACAACCTGACCGGGACTGGGCGAGGTCGCGCTCGCGTCGAGGACGTCGCCGGACGCTGATAGCGCGTGATAGACATAGGCCCGCTCGGGTCCCGCGACGCTAAAGCTGTGGGGAGCGAGCAAGATCCGCGCGCGAAAGTCCGCATCGCTTTCCATGATCGCGGGCGTGCCGGTGTCGGGATCGGCGGGAACCAGCTCGCGCCGGGCCACGTCGAACGGCGCGGCCAGATGATCGAGCGCGCTGCCCGAGGCAAATGCGAGTAGCAGCGAGCGCGCTGCGTCGTTGAAGGCCTGCGCCAGCAGCATTTCGTCGTAACTGTCGGATTCAAGCAACTTGATCGCCGGATCGCTTTCGACCAGCGCGGAAAATTCCGGCAGGTACGTCACCAGCCGCGCCAGCTTGCCCGCAAAGCGGGCCTCATAATCGGCCTGTGGGATCAGATCGGGCGGCGGCAGCGCCGAAAGATCGACGGCGGACGACGTTGCGATGGACGAGATCGGCGGCATGGCGACGGGAAAAGACCAACGCGCGCGTGGGCGCCAGCCGCTGGCCCTGTATCGGGTGCGGTTACAAGACTGGGCGGTTGCCGGGCGAGCTAGGCTTCACGCGCGAGATGGTCCTCGATCGCCTGCATGACGGCCGCTTCATCGTCGCGGCTGAAGCCGAGCAGGCGGCGCTCGGCATAGCGGGCGCGGATCGTTCGGCCATCGCGGGTGCGGCCGACGTCGTCGACCAGCCCGAAATGATGCGTCTCCGCGACCTTTTGCGCGGGGCCGATGAAGCGGACGCTGACTTGGTCGGAAGTTGCGCGCACCTTCAGGACCCGGGCGAGCCTCAGACGGCGGAACATCTTGCCGCGCTTACCCTCGGGGCGCGGGCGCCGCGGCTTCATCGCTCCACCTTCAGGCTCAACATTCTGGGCGATCCGCGCGCTGTTGGCGCGCCGTAGCGACTGCCCGACCTTGGTCAGCAGCCGCTTGCGCTCGCGCGGGCTGAGCGCGCCGGCGAAGCGGGCGAGGAAGGTTTCGAGATCCGCAAAGTTATCTTGGACCGGCATCGCTAAACCCCGATCATGTCCTCGGAGAGAGTGTCTCGATATCGGCTGCGCCAAGCCGGAATGCCGTCGATGTTGGGCATCCCACGGCCCGACAGAAGCCATTCCCACGCGAGCGGGCTATAGCCACCGGACAGGCTCCGCGCGCGACGCTTTCCGGTGATTTCGTTCACTTCATATAGCCAACAGCCCGCCGCGAAGACGTGACGCCAAGCGAACCAGGCACGAATGAAGCGTGGCACGATATTCATGGCAGCGGCGCGTCGGGCAGCAGGCGTTCGCCGCCGAACCAGAGGTTTGCGAGATCCGGGACCGGATCGATTCCGGCGATTCCCAGATCGTCGCCGAACAGCGGATCGGGCTCGTTCAGGAATTCCATGTCGAATCCGCCATCGGGGCGCTTCACCGCCCGCACGTCCTCGGTCAGCTGCAGGCGCAGCTCGAGGTCGACCGTCGCATTGTCCAGGAAGTCGGCTTCGAAGGCGATCGCGTCCTTTCCCGGCTGCAGCAGGTCGGGCTGCTGGACGCGCAGCCATTGGAGGATGGCGATCATCAGCGGGGCCTGATGCCGCGCGTAGCCGGGCAAGAAGATGTTGAGCTGATAGCTGTAGGAGAAGGAAAAGCTGGGCGTTATCGGCGACGCGATCGCGCCTTGCGGGATCCACATGATCAGCTGCGCCGGATCGGCGGCGAGGGCGGGATCGACGGCGGCGAGCGCCGCCCGAAGGCTGTCTGGTTTTAACATGCGCGCAGCGCCCTTTAGCGCTTCGCCGCGTCGGCGAGGGCTTCCTGCACGTTCTGGTGCAGCGCATCGGTGCGCTCACGCGCGGCCGCGAGGGCTTCCTGCAGCTTGGCCTGGTCGCTTTCCGTGAAGGTTGCGATCACCTGCTCGGCCAGCTCGAAGAAGGCCGGACCCGCTTGAGCGGCGGTCTGGATGATCGTCAGGATCTTGGTGAAGTTCATCGGTGTGCTCCTATCGGACGAGAGCCAGAAGGGCGGCGATATGCTTACGAGCTATGATCGCTGCCTCGGCATAGCTGTCAGCGTTTCCGGCGTCGTAGGCATCGCGGACTGCGCGCACGGCGCGATAGGCCTGGCGATCGAGCGCAGCGACCTGGTCGGCCGCGTCGCCGTGCAGCACGCCCGCGTCGACGGCGGTCTTCACGGCTGCCCCCGCCGCCTGATAGGCGAGCTCGACCGAAAGCGCGGCCTGTTCGTCGAGCAGGGTGGCATCGGCAAGATCGCCAGGCGCGTTCGGCAAGCTCCCGTCGGAAGGCGCAGTGCCAGGGACCGCGCAGGCGCAGAGCGCGAGCGAGGTGGCAATCAAGAAGCCTCTGACTTTGATCATCGGGATACTCCTGTGGGGCGCGGGGATAGGGTCAAGATCCGTAGAGTTCGGCCTCGGCGGCTCGGCGGCGGATCAGTCCCTTCATGACGACGCCGCCGCTTTTGTTCCATTTCGCGAACTCGGCCTTCGCGCCGGCGTAGTCCCCGCGCAGATGCTTCTTGAGCAGTGTGCTGTCGCCCAGGCCTTCGGCGATATCGTCATCGTCGATGTCCTCTCCGCAATTGTAGGCAAAGGACACGAGCGCGTCGAATTGACCCTGCGTGGTGGGCGCATCCCCGAGCAGCATGTTCACTGCAGCTTCCTTCGCGGCCAAGTCGCGGCGGAATAAGGCCTCCCAGCGTTCGCGCGGCCAGGTGACGCCGAGGGCCAACGGCTTGCCGCTTTCGTCCCGGGTAGTGCCCCAACCTCCAGTGACCGGCTTTCCGGTCGGCCCCGGATCTGGATAGGTGGTCGCGCGGAAATCCTCGAAGCTATGGATCAGGTCTATGCAGCGGGCGCTCGCGCGGCGCCCCCCAACTGCCTCCGACACATCGTTCGCTATGGCTCGATTGATGCGATCGACGTCGGCCTGCGAGAGCGCCCCGCCTTTCACGATGCGGATGGCATCAAAAAGGCGCTTGGCTTGCGCTGCTTCGAGCGGCTGAGCGGCCGTCATGCGCCGCGCTCCCGCTTGTCGACCCAGCGGCGGATCAGCGCAAAGGCCTCTCCGGTGAGCAGCCATTCGATGAAGGGCGTCCCGCCGACCGCGATTAGGAAGGCGGCGAGGGGCTGGGTGAGGGTGATACCGACCAAGGGGATCGTCCGGCCTTCGAGGACCGGCGCCAGCACGAAGGCTAGCGTCGTGGATCCGAGGACGGCGATCATCGCCCACAGCGACGTGTCGATGCCATCGGCCTTGCGTTGCCGGGATTTCCAGAGCGAAAAGCACAGCGCAATCAGTCCGCCCGACACGAGCGACGCCATGAAAGCGAGCGCATAGGTGGGGTCACGATCGACCGCGGCGACGCCGGCGACGCCGAAGGCGCCCAGGACATAGAATGGATCCAGCTTCATCGTTTGCTTCCCCCAGCGGACAGGCATGCTGCGCATGATTTCGTTCCTTCCGTCAGTCCCATAGCTGCACCGTCTCGCGCACTGGCTGCGCGACGTCGGCGACTTCGGGCAGATCGACCTCGGTTCCTTCCGGCAGCAGGCCGCCAAGGGCGGCGAGGCCGGGGTTGAGAGCCAGAACTTGTTCGGTGACTCCGGCAGTGAAGCCCAGCGTGCGCCAGCACAGCGCATCGAGCGGTTCGCCGTCCTGTACGACGGCACGCATCAGAGCAGCTCCACGCTGTTGCGCGGGACCGATTCCCCGGCGCCGATCGAGATCAGATCGGCGACCGCGTCATGGCCCATGCGGCGATAATCGTCGGCGGACAGGCGTCGTTCCTCGCTGCGCTGCGATTGCTGATCGGTCGCGATCAGGTCGCGGTGACCATCGGCGATCTCGGCCGCGGCATAATAGCGGACGATCCGGTTCCAGAGCACAACGGTCCGCGGCTCGCCGCCGATCGTCACGGTATCGGACACGGCCGCAAGGTCCTCGGCGCCGGCGCTGGCGTGAAGCGTGCGCCACGCGATCAGCGCAGGCTGGCGAAAGGCGGTCAGCATCGCGCCCTCGATGGCCGCGACCAGGCGATCATGCGGGACGATGTTTTCGCCCAGGCGCACCCTGGCGCGCAGCGCGTTGCAATCGATCGCGGGGAACCAGCCATCGGCTTCGACCGTGCTGTTGGCCGGGGAGGCGGGCGACGCCGGCGTCGAGATCAGATCGCTCATCCTTGCCTCATTTTTCCTGCGTTTCCGGCCTGTTTTACGGGGGGTGGGGATCGGGTTCGACGGGCCCCCAAGGTGGCCCGCCGAACCGTCACCGCCCCCCGAGCGCCGTGGCGCGAGCTCCTTACGTGCCCGGGGGTGTCCCGAGCTTCGCAAGCTCGGTCTCAGCCAGTTTCAGATCGAGCTTGGCGCCGCACTTGTCGTGACGGCGGATGGCTTCCTTGAAGGCATCGATCGCCGCCTGCAGCAGCCCGGCCTTGCCGCCCGCGACGGCATTGTCGGCGCCCGGGTCATAGCTCTGGGCAGCGGCGAGCGAAGCGCGGCCGATCGCCTTGCAGATCTTGGCGCGCGCCTGATCGGGCATGTCGCGGCCGTCCGTAAGCAGCGCGGCGCGGGCGAGCTGGGCGACGCTGACGCTGCCGGGCTCGCGCAGATAGACTTCGGCGAGTTCCTCGGCGACCAGGCAGGCGGCCGTGCGATTGTAGCGTTCGGGAAGCGTGAGGCCGTGCTTCAGCACATGCGCGGCGATATCGAGCGCGAAGTCGATGTCCCGATAGTCGATCGCCCAGATCATGATGGTGACGACGATTTCGTCCTGGGCGGCCTTGCCGGCGGCGCCGGCCTCGAGCGCGCCCTTGACCCAGGGCAGGAATTTGGCGGCCATTTCGGCCTTCATCGGATTGCGGTCGGCGATCGACTGGACTTCCGACAGGGTGCGCAGATCGTCGTGAAGCGCGGCAAGCAGGACGCGATATTCGCTGGCCGATTCGCCCGTCTTGGGCATCGGGGCGGCACGGCCCGGCGTCGCCGTTCCGGCTTCGGCGGCGGCGCGGGCGGCGAGTTTGCGGGCGCGCATTCGGCGGGCAAGACTGGTCATGAGCGGGCTCCTGATTGGCGGGCCGGCGATGTGACGGTCGCCGGCCCTGTGCGGCGGGGCTCTTCCGGTTCACCCCGTCACGGGCTTGCCGGCATCAATGCCCCTCTCGGTTGTATTAGGCGGGCGCTTCCTCGCGCTCGGGCGCGGCGCCGATGACGATATTTTCGACCAGCGCGCAGAGCTCGTAGTCTTCGACCACATAGGCCTCGTTGACGCTCTCATAATTCTCGATCTGGTCGAGCTTGGGCTCATCCTTCAGCAGGCGGCGGCGGCTGCCTTCCTGGACGTAGATCGCGAGATTCTTGAGCGTCGTGATCAGGATCGCGTTGGCGGGGAAGAAGGGGACGGCAACAGCCGGAAGGCCGCCAATCTTCTTTTCCGAGCGCAGAATGCGATCGGTCGCTTCGATCTCGGTCGCGGTCGCGCCGGTCTTTTGCGCGATCGTGAAATATTTGTCGTCGAGCAGATCCTGCCCGACGATCACGACCAGCTCGGGATTCTGGCGGTGCCATTCGGGGATCAGCGACTTCGCATCGAGCACCAAGGCCTCGAGCGAGCTGTAATCCGCCTCGGCCGTCGTCGCGTTGTCGAGCGAATCGTCATAGAGCGTACCCGCCTTGACATAGATCGCCTTCAGATCCTCGTGATCTTCGCCATCGTCATAGACGGTCAGCTCGCCGTCATCGAGCACCTGCTCCGCCGCGTGAGTGCGGATCTTGTGCAACCAGCCTTCGTTGACATCCTGCAGCAGCGGATTGGCGGCGCGGTCAGTCTCAACGGCGGCGGACGTGCCGTGCCAACCGATCATGATGCGGTCGCGACCCTGCTGCTTCGCGATGGCGTTGGCGATCAGCGTCTGGAATTCGGGCTTGTGCCGCCAGGCGTCGATTTTCGCATAGGGGATCGCGTAGTCGAAATTGGTCTGCTTGCAGAAATACTGTCCGCGATCCGACGTATCGGTCGGGTCGGTCGGGTTCCGGGCATTGCCTGCGGCGCTGTTGCGGCGCCCGGCGAGGGTGCGCGTGGTGCCGATGCCGACCTTCTGGCCGACCTGCTGCGTGACGGTCGTGATTTCGATCGTCTGCAGGAATTCGCTGCTCTGCTTGATCGCCTCCTCGAGCTTCTGCTCGACCGTGGGGGCGACGGTGAACTTGGTCTCGACAGCGTCAGCCGTCAGGCCGTTGACCAGCGCGATCTGCGAAACATAGGCAGCGAAGAGGATTCGGGTGGTGGTGTGCATCGAAGTGCTTCCTTGGCGTCAGTGAGGTCGCGGGTCTGGGGGTTAGGGTTGGCGGGTCAGAAGTCGGTCTTGGCGAAATTCCCGCCCGCGGCGGTCGGCCGCGCCTTCTGATCGGGGGCGGCCGTCCCTTCGAACTTCTGATCGAGCGCCTGGAGTTTCAGCCCCATCGCGTTGATCTCGCCCGTAAAGGTCGACTGCAGATCGTTAAGCGAAGCCTGGAAGGCCTTGCCCATTTCGGTGAAGAGGCCGGTCAGCATTGCCGGGTCGCCCGCCTGGGGCGCTTGGGGCGCCGCGCCTTGGACGGGCTGTTGGCTCTGGGGCTGAGCCGCCGGTTCGGCGGACTTGCCGGCGAACTTGTCGAGAACGGCGGTGAGGGCCTTCAAAAAGCTGCCGCCTTCGGGCGTGGTGTCGCCCTTTTCGTCGGCGTACTCGAGCGGGGCGGCGCTGTTACCGTTGAGGTTGAGGGCACCGGGGCGGGCGGTATTGAACTGCAGCCGCTCGGTCGCGATCGCGGCGGGGCTGTCGGTCAGCGCGCAGCCCATCAGATAGGCGAAGCCCTTGCCGCCGAAATTCGGCTCGATCTCGATCGACGGATAGACCTTTTGGCCCGCGGCGTTCAGCTGCTGCGCGTCCTCGAGTACGTCGAAGACGCCATAGAGCGCCTTGCGCTTTTCCTTCGTGCCGTTGAAATCGACTTCGACCTCGCCGACCGACAGCTCGACGACGTCGCCATAGGAGCGGAACGGCTTGTCGCCGGTGATACCGCGGATATGCTCGATATTCAGCCGGGCGCCATAGGTTTTGGGGTTATAGCTCGACGCCATTTCGTCGAGCATCTTGTCGTCGATCACGCGGCCGTCGACGGTCGAGCCGGCGGTGGCGAGCAGGAAGGGCTTGGTGCGCTTGAATTTCATCGGGACGGCTCCATCGGCGTGATCAGGGTCTCGCCTGGCCGGTGAGCGGTCCCGGCGTCGGCAG